TTACATGCGGTCTAGCTTGGCTGAAAGAAGTAGCTCTATTGCGGAAAGATTTAGGCAGGTGGTTTCTCAAGAAATGGAAATGGAGTAGCTTAATGGCAGAGCCAGCACGCACTGTTATCTATTTTTCCACGGTGAGGGATTTCAGAAAGTGGCTTGAAGAAGAAGGCGATCAGTACTCGATAGAAAGCATGTGTCAGTTCGGTGCTCTTTTGTTGGTAGTGATCAAGAGACTTCCTCTCATCAAAGCAGAAATTGAAGCAGAAATTAAAGAAGAAGTCAAAGTGGAACCAAGAGTAGAACCGTTGAGAAGAGTTGCCTTAATTAAGTAGACATTATGCCATACATCAAAATCAAGAGAAGCGACATTTCGAAGGCATTGTTTGCTCTCATTCAAGGCGCGTGGAAATGGGGTACTGCTAATCCTCGTTTACGGGTTCCCGATGACCTGACTGGTTTTGAGTTGCCTGCAATGTTTCTCGCGAAGGTGAATGAAGATACTACTGAGGCAACTTTTGGATTGACTAAGAATCATTTTCGTTACGTCTTACTAGTTGTGCTTAGAGCAGATAGTACTCCTGAAGACACACCTATTGAAGGTACGCTGGATGACATTCTTGACGCGATAGAAGGGGTTCTACATTCGGGTACTGCTCAAACTCCGCGTGGGCCAATACTTCCGCAGACGCTCGATGGCCTAGTCGAAAACTGTTGGATAGATGGGCGAACTGAGATTGATTCTCCCATTTTATTTGAAACTTGTGCTTTATGGATTCCGATTTCAGTTCTTCCACGAGGCGGAACGAGGAAAGTAACATAAGCGGCGGTTGCCGCATTAAGGAGAATTACACATGAACGTGCAGTTCGGTACTGGGGTTTTATCTGCAATTCCCAACGCCGGTAATCTTGCCGCCAATCCGTCTCCGCAAAATGTAGGTATTCTACAGGATGCTCAAATCGACTTTGCTGGAGACATCAAAGAGTTGTTCGGGCAAAATCAGATGCCAGTCGCAACCGCCCGTGGAAAAATGAAAGTTACGGGCAAAGCGAAACTTGCGCTGCTTGATCCCAACATGCTGAACCAGATTTTCTTTGGACAAGCGCAGAACGTGGGTGTCAATCGTTTTGTCTACAATGAATCTCACACCTTCGGGTCGGTAATTTCCACGGTGCCAGTGACCAATCTTGCTACCTTCAACACTGACTACGGTGTCATCGGTGGCACTACTGGTAAGCAGTTCATCAAGGTGACTGGTACACCGCTTATCGGTCAATACAAAAATACAGGTACTGGAACCTATACATTCGCTGCAACGGAAACAGAACTATCTGTGTTCATTTCTTACACGTGGACGGATGTTTCCAGCGGTTCCACGATCACCCTTAACAATCAACTCATGGGCTACGCGCCTTACGTGCAGATGATTCTGTACAACAGCTTTCGCGGTGAGTTGTTCGCAATTGAAATGTACTCCTGTGTGCTCGGTAAGATATCTTTGCCGACCAAGCAGGAAGACTTTTGGATCATGGATATCGACTGGACGTGTAACGTGAACGCCGCAGGTATCCTTGGAAAGATTTACGCTGACTTCTAATCAGAGAAAGAGAGGGTGCCCCTTGCCTCGTTTAAAGAAAATTGAAATGGACGGCGCAGAATTTACAATCGCGCCGTTGACACTTGCTCAGGTAGATGGCTTTGTTCAAACCAAAGTAGACGATGTGAAACCGGAAGAACTTCGGAAGAGAAGCTATCAACTTGTTTGTGATGGTTTGAACAATGCTCTACCTGCAACTGAGAACGGGAACGGAACCCCGACTGCCCGCTGGACTCCGGAAAGAATATCTAACGAGTTGGACATGGTTTTGTACCAACGGCTTCAGTCAGAAATTTTGGAATTCAGTGGTTTAAAGGTTACTCCGAAGACGGGGGAATCTCCAGCAGCAGAAGACAAATCGCCGATATCCGCTGCTGTATCGTAACGGCACTTCATTGGAACTTCGATGAAGTCAATTCCATGTATTGGCCAGACGTGCTTGAACTGCTCAAGTACTGGCTGAGTCATCCCCCAGAACACATCTCGATTCGGATGTTGCTCCAAGTCTTTACTAGTTGGAAACCCGCAACTACGGAGCAAGAAACTCCCTTCAACCGTGAAAGTGCTATTATGTTAACCCAACATGGCTTTTTCCGTGGTGCCGAGAAGCTTCCACCGCGAGTAAAAGAATTGATGGACTTAGCAGAATCTATCAAGAGAAAAATGAACAAGACGGATTCATAATATGGCAGACGATCTAAAAGTAACTACTACTATAGGCGCGGACTTATCTCAGTTTAAGCAGGCTATCGGTTCGGATGCGCCCGCCATTATGGCTGCGGCTATGAATCAGATGCAGGCGTCCGTCAATCAGTTCTCTTCAGCAGTTGAAAGCATGGGGCAGAAAACAAGTTCTGCAATGCATTCTGGGCGTGAAGCGACTGGTGAAATGGAAGGTGGTTTAAGGAGTGCCCGTCTCGAAATGACCGAGTCTACTCACGCGATAAGTGAGTTAGGGCAGATGACGGGCGTTCATGTTCCAAGAATGATCGCTCGTTTTCTTAGTAGCATCGAAGGTATCGCGCCTCTAATGGCTGCGGCCTTTGCGCCTATTGCCATACTAGGAGTGCTTGAGCTGTTAGGGAAAGGAGTTGAGAAATTAAACGCGTGGGCGGATAGCGTCGAAGAGAATAAACGTGTTTGGGAAGCTTTGAGAAATTCTACTACTGAAACAAACCTTTCAATAACAGAAGGACTAGAAAAGGTAGAAGAATCTCTTATTGCAGTCACTGATGGGCCACTTGCCGTGATGGATTACAAGTTGGCACACTTAGCTGACACTTCTAAAGCTACTTTTGACAAGATAACGAAAACAGCACAAGACGCAGCAAAGCAACTTAAAAGTGAGCAGTCGTGGGGTAGTGATATTGCTCAAATGTTTTCCGGTTTGACTGGTGAAGAAGGCCCAGAAAAAATAATTAAAAATATAGGTGAGGCGGCAGAGGCGGCGCGGTTAAAAGCAGTAGCTGCTCAAGCTGCACAACCGACTGGTGCTACTTTTGTTGACGAATCTGGTAAGATTGAGCACATGAGAGATTCAGCCGCTGGATATAACGCGGCATGGAAAGAGGTAAACAGTACTGTAGTTCAGCTTCGCGATAGTATCGATCAAATGAATAAGCAAGTGGCGCGAGGAATGGGAGAGGGTTTAGGGCCGGAAATAACAAGGCAGACCGCCTTGCTTAATACTCTTTATACGCAACAGATGACTTTGAGTAATGCTTCTGCTGACGCGGTTAAGGAAGACCAAGATAGGGTAACTATTAATGCTATCGCTCATAATAATGATCAACTCAAATCAACCGAAGCGACTTACGCTAGTATTCACGCCTCACGGGTACAGGACTTCGATAGAGATAAAGCACTGGTGCAACAAGGAACAGCTCAACATATTTACAACAACGAGCAGGAAGTAACTCTATTAAAGGCTATCAATGCTCAAAAACTAGCTGAGGACATTCGGTATTTAAATGAAAAAATAAAGGTAGAAGAATCTCGTCAGGGAGTTAGTCCGGGCGCGAAGGAAGCAGCCGTAACCGGGTTAAAGAGTCAAGAATCAATTGAAAAACAGAAAAGCATACAAGAGGACACAGCTCTTGATCAGGCAGAAGTAGCGCGTAAGTTAGCTCAAGATGAAACGCTCGCTGCTCAACGAATTAGTAACGCTCAAAAAGCGGGTGAGCAGGAAGTTTCAATCGCAGAAGATGTGACTAGGAAAGATTTTGAGCTTCATAAAATCACTTTAGATCAAGAGACGGAACAACTTCAAAATGAAGCTATGGATCGGTTCGGTATCGAGATGACCGCCATAGACGCTAAGTCAGAACTAGCTAGAACAAAAGCTGCTGGTGATCAGAAGGAATTAAAAAGAATAGACGAACAAGAAGCAGCAGAAGAAATTGCTCTTGCGGAGAAAACAGGAATTGCTCTTGTTAATATTGATAGTAACGCTGATCGTGTTCGTCAAGCTAATCATAAAGCAATAGTACAGGAGACCGCGAACTTCGAGAGACAGATGGCTCAGATGACCGCCTCTGTCGATAAAGAACAAAATGATTTTAAGCTTGCAATGGGAAGGGAGACTCAACAAAAATGGTACGATGATCAAGTAACGATAATGGCTAAAGAGTTTAAGGCTGAGCATGATGCTATTCAAAACCGAATCGATGAATTAAGGAATTCGAATCAGACTACGACTGCTGATTTCAAAAAAGCCAATGATGACATGGCTGCTTTGGAACAAAAGAGAGTTAATGATTCTATTAAACTCTCAGATCAGATGGCAATGAAATGGCATCAACAGATGCAATCGATTACCAGTTCGTTTACGAGCGCGACGAACGAATGGTTGACCGGACAGAAGACTTTCATGCAATCACTCGCGTCTTTGTGGAGTACTACTTTACTTGCAGTTATCGATAAGGCGCTTCAGAAAATGGTGATGAGCTTCCTTACTTCTGAAAATGTCATGAGCTTAGCTCAAAAATTGCACTTGACTACACAGGTAGCTCAGAAGACTGCCGCTGACGCGGCTCAGGTCGCGTCTAATACGACAAAAAATGCTACGATTGTTGCAACTGATGAAGTTACTTATGAATTAGCAGTTGCCGCAGCCGCCTCTGCCGCCGCTCAGAAAGAAGCTGTTGATACTGCTTCTGTAGAGAAGAGTGTTTTCAAGAAAGCAAAAGATGCCGCAGCAGGAGCCTATGAAAAATACTCAGCTTTCCCACCACTTGCAGTTGCTATGGCAGGTTTAGCCTTTACCGCGACAATGGCTGTAGGCGCATTTGAACAAGGTGGTATCCAGTCTAAGACCGGACTCGCTTTTCTTCATCAAGATGAAATGGTATTACCATCTAGTATCTCAAAACCGTTACAGGCTTTGTTTACTGGTGCTCCGGGACTCGCGTCACAAGGTTCACTTGCTGCAGCGTTTGGTGGTGGACAACAAATATCACAGTTCCAGCCTATTTTGAATATCAATGCGGTGGATGGTCAGAGTGTTCGTCGTATGTTAGATACTCATGGTGATGTCATAGGCGACTACATGTTCAAACACATTCAGAAGAGAATTACCCACGGTGGTTTAAGAGGTAAAATGAAGTGAGCAATCAAATATTTCCAACCGTTCCGGGGTTGTCTTGGGATATTGAAAAGACGCCCATGTATAACACCATCGTGCAGATACCGTTCGACAAACGGAAGGAAGTTCGTGTTTCTGGGATGTCTCAGCCCCAGTACAAATTCAAAATCGCCTATGAGGTGTTGTTAGAGAATCAAGCGTATTCGGGTGCTTTGAGTCCAAGTTTTGATCTAAGCACGATAGAGGGTTTCTACAACTCCATGAATGGCGCCTTCAATTCGTTCTTGCTTGATCCCGCGTCACTCACCCGTGATCCGAATTCATCAAGTGAGCTTGGACAGGTCATCGGAGCGGGTGACGGAACTACACAGTCATTTCAATTGACTCATACCGTAGGTGGCTTTACTGAAGAACTATATGAGATTAAGCCGGGTGTTCAACTTTACAAGTCTGACTACCAGAATCCAACCAATGTAGCTACTTGGTCGGAAGACTTCACAAACGCAATTTGGCAGAAGGATAACACGATTGTTATTACTCCGAACGTTGCGTTTGATCCTTTTGGTGGTAACAATGCGGATTTGTACACTGGTGGCAGTGGCCCATTTTCAGCATTAGCAGATATATTCCAACAGTGTTCCGGTGATGCAACTCAGACTTGGACGTTCAGTATTTGGTTGAAGTCTTCATCAGCAAGTAGTATCAGTGTCCGTCTTTGTATTAGTGACTTCTCTCATGCAACAGCAGCTTCTCCAGTTTTAACTATCACACCAGCTTGGCAACGATTTTCTTTTACGAATACTGGTGGTGCCTTGATTAGTACCACTTTCGTATGTCCCGGTATTCAGTGTCGGGATATCGGACTTGCACCCTTTGGTACTTCTTTCTACATGTTTGGTGCCCAGCTTGAGCAAAGTGCGACGGTTTCTAACTATGCAAAAACCATGTCAGTAGGAAACATCGGCCCGGTTCCGTTGTTTCCCTTCTCCCGCACTAACTTAGCTGTATCTAGTCAAGATTATACGACTGCAAGTTGGAGCAGGAACAACACAACGATAACTGTCGCAGCTACGACTGCACCAGATGGATCAAATACAGGTCAGTTGGTAGCTAAGAATACTACTACTTTAGGTTCTATAGGTCAGGCAACTATTTCAAGCAGTTTGTTTGGTATTTCATATGTTTTTTTCGTGTGGCTGAAAGGTAGTGCAAATTCTACTCAGGCTGACTTCGGTATTCATAACACAACTTTGAATTCGTGGCCAGTACAAACAGTCGTCATTCTTAACGGGCCGGGTATTATAGCCACCTCTGCGAATACTCCAGCTACTATTACAGGACTTAGTACAACAAGGTGGACAAGAGTTCGAGTTTCAATTCCAGTTCAAGCTGCTGGTACTGCCTTAGCACCTTTAATCTATCCAGATAGGCAAGCGAGTGTAATATCTGGTAATAGCATTTATGTTTGGGGAGTACAGGTTGAGGGCAACACTGGTATAGGTAACCTTGCTACTTCTTACATTCCAACCACTGCAAGTACGGCTAGTGCGACTGACTATACGCTTAATTCAGTTCTTTCAGGAGTTGTTACCTTTGGGTTCATTCCATCCACGGGAATGATTCTGTCCGGGGACTTCGGTTGGTATTACCGTGTTCGCTTTATTGATGACACTAGTGCTAGCTTCAATAATTTTTATTATCAGCTATGGAACATGAAAGAAATTACTTTGATTCAAACGAGTAACTGATATGAAAACAGCTTCTCCTGCAATGATCGCTTTGCTTAATAGTGGACGAGACTTTTACCGTGCCGATCTATACACGATCAATCTTCATACTGCGAAAAACACTGGTACAAGAATTCAGGGCTATAGTGGTACTACTGCATTGAAATATTATGCAAGTGTTGGTGCTGGCGTCAATGGTGTTACCTATCTAGTTAAAGTCACTATCCAAAACGTTGGGTTGACCACGGTTCGCGTTGATGTAAACTTTGGTACTAATCCACATGTGGATATTGCTCCGGGAACTACCCAACAAGTTTCTCTTTCCGGTGTCGGCAATGGTGTCGCTTTCGTTCAGCTTAGATTTAATAGCTTAAACATAACTGATGCGATAGACTTCGTTGCAATCAATCCCATTATCTGTAAAGCTACGGATGGAATCAATCTATTGACTTCGAATGGTATCGCCTTAGATTTTTCTACTGGTTGGAATGTTATCTCGGGTTCTGCTTTTATTCTCACACAAGGACAGGAAACACCATTAAGCGTTCTTCGATACACGTCATGGAACAAACCTTTGACCATTGGGCAATTTCCTCTCATCCGTAATTTAGACTTTGAAGAATCCGTGCTTCTACCCGTGCCGGGCTGGACTTCTACTGGTGGTGCCACCTTAGCTTATGATACTTCGACTCAGTTTGGTGGCAGACAGAGTTTAGTTGTAACTGCACCTCTTAGTGGTTATGCTACAAGTACCAGATATCCCGTCACTCCGAATCAAATTTTAACTGTTGTTGCACAGGTGAAAAGTGACGGTACTCATGGTGCCTATGTACTTTGTGTATTCTTCAACTCTTCAGGAGCTCAAGTAGGTACTCCTACCATCGGGTCTACCACGTCCTCAACTTGGACATCAGTGATTGGAAACACGACTGTGCCGGCTACCGCTATTACAGTTTCAATTTATCTTGGGAATGGCGGGTTCTCTGGTTCGATGACTGCTGAGTTTGATAATGTAAATGCTTACTACTTATCAGCTAATAAGTTTTTAGATGGCCCACCTACTTTTGTTCGCGGTTCGATCACAACTAAGATCGGTGTTGATGTTTCGAACATGACACTTACCGCGAATGCTCGTTCCATAGACTTAGTCAACGGATTGCCTTTTCTGACATACGTAATTCAAAAAGGATTTTCTGACTGCATCATTAAGGTAGAGAGTTGCTTTATGGCGACTCCGGGAGACGTGTCCGCAGGAACGATCATAGATTTTCTCGGTACAATTGGAGATTGTAACTCAGCGGGTAGAAGTCAAGTGACGCTTAACTGTAATAGTATAGTTGCTTTATTACAACAACCAACCCCGCCACGTACACTTACTCCCGCGTGCTCTTATACTCTTTTCGACACCGGATGTGCTTTAGCTCGTTTGTCATTTAAGGTTAACGGTATAGTGCTCGCAGGTTCCACTGTTAACTCTTTAGTTACTGGGTTGACTCAAGCTGACGGTTACTTTGATCAGGGTGTGGTTGAATTCACATCGGGACTAAACGCAGGACAAAAGGTTTGTGTTCGATTTTATTCAGGTCATGTGCTTACCATGACCGCATCTCTTCCTAACGTGCCTGCCATCGGGGATACCTTCGATGTTTATCCCGGATGTGATAAGACAAATTCTACCTGCCTTAATAAGTTTAACAACTCTGCAAACTTTGGTGGTCAACCGTTCGTTCCTCAACCTCAGGCGGTGTTGTAATGTATCCGGATGTTACTCCTGAACAAATTCTAAGAGAGCGTGACATGGTTGTGGCTGAAGCTTACAGTTGGTTGAATACGCCATACATCCACCTTGCCGCAGTTAAAGGTGTAGGAGTAGACTGTGCTCAGATACTATGGCGTGTTTATCCCAACTGTTTACCGTGGTTGAAGGACTCACCTATTACGATGCCTTACTACAGCATGGATTGGCATTTGCATCGTAGCGATGAGATGTACAAAGAGATGATTGAAACCTATGCTGATCAAGTTGATACTCCGATGAGAGGGAACGTGGTTATATTTAAAATAGGCAGGGTTTACTCTCATGGAGCAATCATCGTGGAATGGCCCACAGTCATCCACGCATTGTTACAGTGTAGATGTGTAACTCTTGATGATGTGAATTCTAACAAAGACATGGAACCAAGACCTAAGCTATTTTATTCACCGTGGAAGAGACATTATGGGCGGGATACTTAAAACAAAAGGTGGCGCACCACTCGCGCAACAGCAGACTATCCTTCACGCAATTCCTATCACTACCAGTTCTTATGGGCAAACTATTACGCTTCTTTATGGTAAGAATCGGTTACCGGGAAAGTTGCTTGACTATACCGATTTTACTCCGGTTGCTCATACTTCGTCTCAAAAGGTAGGCGGGAAGGGTGGTATTGCGAGTGGCGGTAATCAAAACATAACACAGACTACCTATACCTATACCGCCTTAGTTATGATCGCTTTGTGTGAAGGGCCAATTACTGGTTTAAGAAATGTCTACGATACCAAGGGAAAGCTTGTTTTACAGTCTACCACGGTTCCATTCACCGTTCCGGGTGGTGGGGGAACGTTTACGCCACCACCACCTAAGCAAGGCAAATATTACGATGATGGTGGAGCAGGTGTTGATACTGGTTATTCTCAACCAGTCAACGACTTTGGCTCTGATGGTAGCCATACTCTATCTGGTACTTATCGAGTTCCGTTTAGAAGGGTGACAGGAGCACCGGGAGCAGGACAATACTCTGTTGATCCTTCGACTGGCCAGTACACATTTCATGCGGCTGACGCGGGAAAAGTCGTTCAGATTTCTTACGTTTACTCCGTTCCGGATACTACAGGTACAGTAGGCGCGCCACCTACTCAACTTTCATTTACGGTGTTATTAGGACAGGTTCCTCAGGCACCGTGGGGAGTGATGGTCACCAAGCATCCGGAGCGTGCTTTATCCTACGCAGGACTTGCCTACATCGCTGATCCGTCTATGGATTTAGGTACGGGTGGGACTCTTCCAAACTTTACCTATGAAATAGTAGGTCTATTTCCATTTGGTGCTGGAATAGATGACGCGAATCCAGCGGACATCGTCACTGACTTCTTAACCAATCAAAGACACGGTTCTGGTTTATCCAGTTCTTTTATTGGGCCACTTACCCAGTTTTCTAACTACTGCGTCGCCAATGGTATTTTTCTATCCCCGATTTACGATACCCAAACCACTGGCGCGGATATGTTGACTCAGATTTTGACTTTGACTAACACTGCTCAGGTGTTTAGTGAAGGTCTGCTTAAATTTATTCCTTACGGTGATACATCGGTTGCTGGTAATGGTGCTATTTTTATTCCGAACACTACTCCCGTTTACGATCTAGATACCACGGATTTCATTGACAAACAGGGTAGTGATCCAGTGACGTTTTCAATTGCTGGTGTTTCGTCAAATACCCTTCCCCTGACGAACGTTACGATATTGGAGATACTTGACCGTACAAACGATTACAACCCGGTTCCAATCGAAGATAAGGACGAAGCAAGTATCCAACTGTACGGCCCGCGACCACAGACATCTTTTACCGCTCATGAAATTTGTTCTCCTGCAATAGCCGCGACGGTTGCGATGGCCATGAACCGTCGAGCAGTCAACATTCGCACTACTTATAGTTTCGAGCTTCCCATAAAATACATTCTTCTTGAGCCGATGGACTTGGTTACCATAACTGATCCAGTTATCGGCAACAAGGTTCCGGTTCGCTTGACTCAAATTGAAGAAGACGCTAGCGGTAATCTGTTGTGTGAAGCGGAAGAGTTCCCGTGGGGTACTGCAACTCCTACTCTTTACCCGAAGCAATCAGCTTCTGGTTATGGCCCACAGTCACTCGCTGATCCCGGTCTAGTCAATACTCCGGTCATGTTTGAATGTCCACCGGATATGTCGCGGAGTGGTCAGCATGAACTATGGATTGCAATTAGTGGTGGCATGATTGGTAACTATCTTCTGTATTCTGAAGATTTTACTGCTGCGCTCGGCTACTGGGTTGGAGCTTTCGGTGGGTCATCATCTGCACCTACAATAACAGCTAATACTACCGCGAATCCTGTTGATGGATTAGTCACTGCTGATACTATCAATTTTCCGACAGTCGCCGCAGGGGCAAACGAATCCTATATTGCTTCAACTTTTAGGTCTTTACCGAATAGTGCAGTAAAAACACTTCCGTTAACTTATTCTATTTGGTTGAAAGTTGCGTCTGGTACAGCTCAAGTAGTTTTGAATATGGAGAGTTCCCCTAGTTTCGTATTTAACCCGTCTCAACTTGTAACTGTGACAACGGCATGGCAAAGGTTTTCATTGACTGCAAACATGGCTCCAACAACTGATACGGTTGGTTGCTTTTTAATCGTTAACTTCGCGCAAGCTGCTGTTGGTTTGATAACATTCGGTGCCCAACTAGAAATTTCACCTACGATGGGTACTTACATTCAAACAATCGGTCAGCAAGGTTTAGCTTATAATCCGGACTGGGGTGGTTGTTCTATTTTAGCTAGTCTCGACAATACCACTTATACGAAAATCGGAGCGGTTCACGGTGCCGCGAGAACTGGGTTGCTTGCAGGTACGCCTGCTTTTCCAACACAAGTATGGGGAGTTACAAGTGATCCTTATACTGGCGTTATCCAAAATCTGTGGGATATGCGTCAGAGTAACGGAGTTCTTGTTCCCGGTTCACAAGCTGATGCAGATGCCTATCGAACATTGACATACTTAGGCGGTGAGTTTATTTCATATGCAGCTATAGCTCCTGTCACCGCAAATCAGTATAACCCTGCTGGATATATTCGTAGAGGTTTGTTTGGTTCCACGATAGCTAGTCACAATATCGGAACACAGATTGCAAGATTGGACGATGCGATTTTTACGTATGCCTATGATGCGTCATTCATTGGCCAAACCGTCTTCTTGAAATTCACATCTTTTAATACACTCGGGTCTAATGAGCAACTTCAGTCAGAAGTTAATAACTATACCTTCGTAGTAACAGGTCGCTTTAATCAGATGGAGACGATTGGTAAAAATCTTTGCTCGAACCCCGGTTTTGAATACAACTTGTCAAACGTAGCTTTAGGAGCTTTTCTTAACACCCCCAATGCAAGAATAGTCGATGGTTGGCGTGTCTCATCTGTGTTTACTAATCCTGCACTTATAGCCACAATACAAACTTTTGCGCCTCACACAGGTACTTATGCTCTTACGATTAGTATACAGCCGCGTAGTTTATCAGTTGGTGATAATATATTGGCGGTGGAGACTGATCGTGTACCAATCTCACCGGGGGAATCCTATGCGTTTGGTGGTTGGATTAGATTAGATGCGGGAGTTGTAGTACCTACAAGTTGTTCTGTATTTGTTGGGATGGGTTTAGCACTTTATACGGCTGATGGTACTTTCGTTCAACATCTTTCTCCTTTAACTGGAATCGGTAGTTTTCGTGGTGCTCTTAATTTTACCGCAGGTCAAAATACAGCCACAGGATATCAACCGTTTGATGGTTATGTTACCATCGCTCCATCGTATTCAGGATTAGTACCTGCTTATGCTTCTTTATTCTTTTACAATCTTATCCACAATGGACAAGCTTCTGCTTTTACTGCACCTACGGGAATTTGTGATGCGCGTGTGGACGATGCCTACTGGGTTCCTCAAGCGTTGATGACGGGTAATGAAGTTGGTAATCAAGGATCGAAGTCGGTTACGTATACTGGATACGTTGGTAGTTTTCATTATGCCAACGATGCCTCAAGTATTACGTGGATCACCGCTGGTTTAGGTCTTAATCGAACTGATTTGTCACAAACGATTGACATCATACCGAATATATCCCAACAGATAAGCGGACTTACTATAAATACTCACTACAACTTTTATCTATTCATAGATGAGGTTAACAAAGTGTTTGGTGGAGTAGCAACAGGTGGTATAGGTACTCCCTTTTCTTGGGCACATACTGGTACGAGTATCAATTGGACTCAGGAACTTATGAGAGCAGATCACTTTCCGTTATCGACTGGAGCCATAGATGCTGCAACTTCAACGGGTGGCACAGGTAGCGGTGGAATTCCACCGCCATCTGATGGTGGGTGTTTACGCTCAGATGTGTTAGTAGAAGAAAAAAGTAGGGGTATAATAGCTCTGAAAGATTTGAAAGGTTGCACAGGTCTTTTCTTCAAGTGCCCGGTGAATGAAGATACTCCGGACGGTTGGGCAGAGGTAGCAAGATTACGTTTTAAGGAAAATTCAGTTTGGATTCATAGTCATTTCAGTAATGGAGACTGGCTGGCTACGACCTTCAATCATCCGTTCACGCTTGATGACGGTACGACCAAATCCGCTTGTCAGTTAACATTTACTGATGGTTTTCCTTGTACTACTGGTATTGCGGGTTTAACGTCTCACGCGAGACATGCCTATATAGAAGAGAAGGTTAGTGTTCAACTGAATACTAAGTTGCATCTTTTCTATTCTGGTATTGAGAAGGCTAGTATTCAAAATCATAACGTCAACAAGATTCCGGTATCTTAGATTAGGGGCAGTAAAATGAAAACGCTTAAAGTTTCAATAATGATGCTGTTGTTGTCGGCGGGTTGTTTTGCACAATGCGTACAATGCGTTACAGCATCGCACAACCCTTTCAACTTCGGGATGTGGGAGATTGGCACTTCCAATAAACAAAACATTGAGGTTACTTCAAACTGTACGACTAGTCAACAAATCATCTTAGCTCCTTCTACTAACGGAGATTTTAGAGTAGAAACGCGATTGCCCATTATCCTTCCAAGAGGTGGGCGAGCTTCGATTGCTGTACGGTTTACACCTACAGCAACATCGTCTTCAAGTACAACTGTAGATGAGTCGGCCAAGATTTTTCTGATGTCTAACCAAGCCATCTTAGGTACAGTGAATGTAACCGGAGTCAGTTGGAATACAGGGAAGCCACCATTACCAACTCCATCACCGACTCCATCGCCTACGGTAACTCCGACTCCGCCACCAAGTCCATCGCCATCACCAACTCCTACGGCGACTCCGAATCCCACGGCGACTCCAACTCCAAGACCTACAGTGACTCCATCGCCAACTCCATCGCCGAGTCCAAGTCCCACGGCAACTCCGGCACCTACGGTGACACCAAGTCCATCGCCATCACCAACTCCGAACCCAATTGCTGGTGCCCCAGCAATCTTTTTCAGTGACCTTGTCAGTGGGCCTGCAACTGGTGGAGTTAACAATGCTGGTGCCTTTGTCACCATCTGGGGTAAAGGCTTCGGGAATACTCAGTCAACATCTAGTGTAACCATCGGTGGCAGAGCGGCTACCAACTACCCGGTATGGACAGATACACAAATAGTTTTTCAACTAGGATCACAGGCTTCAACGGGATCGATTATCGCGACTGTGGGTGGAAAGTCTTCCAATGGAATTTCCTTCACCGTAAGACCGGGCAGTATTTTCTTTGTATCCACTACAGGCAGTGATACCGCAAACGGGGCATTGGCCACACCTTGGAAAACAATTCTGAAAGCTAAGAATACAATCGCGGCTGGTGACATTGCCTACATCATGAATGGCGTCTCCCAGAAAACGCAAGACAACTTCACTGCCTATATGAGTATGGATAACAATGGCAACAGCAATTCTGGTACGGCTACCGCGCCCAAAGCCTTAGTTGCCTATCCCGGTGCAACCGTCACCATCGGGGTTTCTGGTGGACTGCATTATGGTATTCGTACTCCCAACATCGGCGTCAACATTGACTACTGGGTACTGTCCAAACTTCACTTGATTGGTGGAACCCAAGCTATGGATATTGGTGGTACTGGCTGGCGCATCGTCGGCAACGAGATGCAGTGTCCGGGCGGGGATGACCAAGTAGGTTGTTTTCAAGTAAGCGGAGGCAGCCAGACCAAGTTCTACGGCAATGAAATTCACAATGCCGGAATCAATCCGACATCTTCAAAGTTTTATCACGCTGTTTATTTCAGCACCGATTCCAACCACGTCGATGTGGGATGGAATAACATTCACGATAATTTCACTTGCCGGGCACTTCAGTTCCATTCTTCACCGCTATGCAAGCCATCCTGTGGTTCCGGGGATACAACCGGATTCAACCAGTTTGATTTGCACGTCCATGACAATCGCATTGATGGTGATAACTGTGACGGCATAAACTTCGCTACCGTCGATCCATCAAAGGGCACGGTTGAAGCTTTCAACAACACAATTAGTCATGTCGGCCTTCGTGATCCACTGCAACTAGGCGCGTCCTTTACTGGGGTTTATGTCGCTGGGACAACCAACAACGGGACACAAGGAACGGGCACAGTCCAGATTTATAACAACACTGTCCTTGATGCCGGAGCTAACAACTCATCCAACGCCCAGAATTCCCGTGGTGCTTTCGTTATAGCAGGCGGGCCAGCCACCTTGAAGATGAATCTGCGGAATAACGTGGTAGTACAGAATAAGGGCGAGCTGTATGTTGGTGGGCAACTAGCTCAGATAACAGGGGACACCAATCTGTGGTATGGCTTGACACTGGCCCCGCCATCACAAACAACCAACAACCTAACCGGAAATCCTTTACTCGATTCAACCATGCATCTATCGGCTGGAAGTCCGGCCATTGATGTAGGTTTGACAATTTCAGGCCTGACAACAGACAAAGACGGGAATGCCAGACCGCAAGGTACAAAGTTTGATCTTGGAGCCTTTGAGTTCGTGCCACCAGCACAGCGTAAGAAACCTCAGCTACCCAAGAAGCACTAGGAGATTTATGACACGCCTTTACATGTTGAAGAAAGATTTTCTGTTTAGCAAGCAAGTAAAGCTTGGAGAAAACTGGGAAGATGGACAGAAGCAATCAGATGTCATGGTGCCTCTTCATCATATCTTCTGCCCGGTATTTGGTTGTCACTATCTCGGACTTGAAGACGGGTGGATTTTGCTAGTAACGCACTTCGATCATTCACCTGAGTTCCAAAGCTACTTTGAGAGTTTAGATGAAGTTGCTTATCTACCTGATCCTACAACAGAAGGAGATGTGAAGCTGAAGAAGTATGTTGATACGGCTGATAAGCACGGCTACACTCAGAAGCATCATGACATGCTTAAGACAGTAGTAGCTGTAGCTGATACTGACACCGTTCATCATCTTCACGAGAAGGCTGCTAAACAGTTTTGCATGTTAGAGTTTCGTGTTAGTCCAAAACCTATTCTGTATGTAGATCATATTGAGGTTACACATGGCAAGGGAAAATGAGACTAACAACCGTGAAGTTGAGCTTCTTCGGAGTATAGACTCTCATCTTGAAGAACTAATAGCTATGCTGAACAAAATTGTCTTATCACTGGAAAAAAATGCAAGCATGGGTTCTTCTCAAGGAGTAGGCTATACTGGCTACACCAAGTGATTTTGGGCGATGGACTTCCTTCACTTACTTCACCTGCGTAAGTGCTGGAAACGGGCGGTGTTCTAATGCAGCTAGGACACCGTCTTTTCTTTCTCTCTGTTTTGAAGATCAACTTTTAGGATGTCAGTGGTAGTAAAACTGACTATCTTGTCCACTAGTTTGTTTGCAAGAGCAGCGCTCGCATATCGGTATTCTGCTTCTCCTTCGGAGTACTCGTAAATGATGTCGAAGGCTGCGGTAAACGCGCTAGAGATGATCAAATCGCGAATCATCTCCCGGTTGTGGCCAATGTAGTCTTCGTCCATAGCTTCGATACGTTTTATTTCTGCGTCAAGTTTGCTCATGTTTCCCCTTTATACCTTGTAGTTTTCGAAGCTTATCTGTCTCAGCCCGTCTATCTCTTCGATTCGAGCATCCTGATAAAGGTTGGGATATAGCTTCGATTGAATATCAAAAACCTTCCCGAAAATCAAACGCATTTCTTCTTCAGCACCGCCGTCTGTTCTTTGGTGAATCGCCCATCTCATAGCACGATGGTTTGCTGAGAATCCGATGGAAGTCGCGAGTCCGATTGGTGCAAGTCGCCTCATAGCAGATGTCAGTTTTTTCTTAGTAGAAAAATCCGGCATGTTGTCAAGGTCAAAAAGCTCCGCGAGTTCTACCTGAGTGTCTTCCAACGTTTTGAAAGTTTGTTGCCAGATTGCCATCAGTTTGTCTTGCGCTTCGTTCAAAGAATACTTGGGATTGCACCGTTTCAAATCCGCAAAGATCGATGGATACCAGCTCTTCAGTTGATCGAGTCGGACGTAGCGAAGACTTTCTTGAGAAAAAGCGTTCCCTAGAATCTCACCACGGTTCCGAACCATCTCATGAGTGAACACACGGCTACAGTAGAGAAAAATGTAATTGTCTACCGCGTGCTCAAGTACTGAACCATGTTTAACCTTAAGGATGTTTGCGATGTACGGTTGGTTTCCTTCACGAATCTTCGTCACGTTTTTGTTTAAACCGGGCGCGAATGATCGATAGCATTCCCTGCCCATTACTTCGGTTAGTTCTTCCGCTCCGGAACCCGCATCGGTTATCCAGTCAGGGACACCAATTTCTGCTAGATATTGTCCGAGACCTACCCTGTCGATTGTCGTTTGGCCAACATGAAATACCATCGGTTCAACTTGTTCCATAATCACCTCAGTCTTATTCTTATTCTTATTTTTTTTGATAGAATGAATGATTATCCGATAGCTTTGAAAATGGTATCACTAG